CCTCCCACACTCCCAACAACCGCATCCTCTCATACAGTACAGCGACGGTCTTGCGTCTGTATCCGTAGAAGTCTTTCGGGTTCATCGGGATATATCTTTCTCTGCTGATTTTTCTATAACTTTTCCGGTGCAAGATATTATCAATAACCATATCCGCTATCACCGTGTTCTTCGGGCAAGCTGACAAGGCGGCACTGGAAAGCAGGCTTCCGTACTCCGCTGGAAAGTCTTTCAGCATCGTATTCAGTTTTTCAATGTCCTCTGCCGGAATACCGTAGTCTTTCAGCTTCTTGTTCCTTGTCAGCATACCATTCTCCTTTCTATTCGGCTGGATGATGCTTGCCGTACATGATCGCCACGCATACAAGACCGACCACTCCAAATATGATTCCAAGGGTGAATCCTAATAAGAATGTAATCATGGCTCGTCCTCCTTGTATGGTTCCGGAAGTGGCATCCAGGCAATAACTTTATACATCTTTGTTCCTCCATGCCCATCTGAATATTTATCCCATTCAAGATACCCATATTTATTTTCATTCCAGTATCCGGCATCATCAAATTTTAAATAACTCGCAATTCCATAAAGTTTTTCAGGTGTTCCATAGACTTTTTCAAGCGTTACAAGACACTCTCTTTCGTCTTCCGGTAATCTCTCACTAACAGGAATCCAACCATTTTCTTTCTCGTCCTGTTCTATATCGTCTTGAAGTTGCTCGATCATATCTTGAATAACTTTGACATACACCCCGGCGTATTTGTAGCAGCCCGAATATTTATCCGCGTACTGCATTAATCTTTCTTTGATATGTATCATATTATTCCATCCTTTCTCAATGCCCGCTTCTTACCATGCAAAACAACAGTTCTGTCATGGATCTTTTTCTTGAACCATTGTGTCCACACTTTAAAATAACTGATAATCTCCATTTCTCCACATCTTCGCCTAGTGGTGTTGGGCTTTCAAATTCTTCTGCAACATCTCTCTGATACGGAACTGCAACCATTACTCCCATGTTACCTATTTCCGCGTAACATTCCGGAAAATTCTCACGTATATGTTGGGCAAATTTTCCATTTTTTAAATCAGGTAAAATCTCTTTGTAGCACTCCATTGTTGTCACAAGGTAGTTTTTTTCGCCAATAAAATTTAATCCATTTCCGCTGTAAATATCCTCTTTGCAACTTTTGATTTCATAGCATGCAAATATTCCTTTTTCGATTGCTGAGATAGAGCACTGATTTTCCGGAATAAATTGCATGTAATCTACTCTTCTTGCCTTTCCTGCTGCGTAGCCATAATCAAGGCTTACTTCTCTAGCCCAGTATTTACCTGGACCAGAAAAACGGCTTTTTTCCAACAATCTGCTAAGAAATTTTGTTGTTTCAGATCTTTTCATATTTCCACCTCACTATCCTCTGGCATATAAAACACGGATTCTTTTCCGTCCCAAGCATCATCGTTTTTTACCGACATGAATTTACAATAGGCTTCCTGGATCATATCCAGTACTTTCATGGCTTTTGCTTTGGTGGAATATTTTCCAAGCGTACATTTATTTTCACCCTCTAGGCTCGAAATAATAAAATCATCTCCATCTTTTACGGTATAAATTGCAGCCAAATTGCTAAAGTTTAATAAAACCGCTTTATTCTGACTTCTGATTAACATTTTGCGTCCTCCTTGTAATCTTCGATCACAGCTATCTTATCCTCGTACATAGCGATTGTTTTTTTTAGCCTGTGGATTTCAACGTTATATCTTTCTAAGAATTTATCTTTTACAAACTGATAGTTCGGTGCTGTCAATACAATGTATGGTGTTAAAGAATCAAAAATTTTTCCAATATCTTCTTTTTTCACATATTCAATGTAAAGTCCTTTTGGAAACCGCGTTACTGCTCTGTACGTCTTTGGCTTCTCAACTACCTCGCATTCCTCAACTCTGACTTTAAAAGCATAGTCTTCGAATGTTCTAGTTTCCGGATTGAATTCTCTGTCGCTGCCTAAAATGTAGAAATATAATTTCATTTTGCATCCTCCTTAATATCTATCAAATTCAATACTGTTGTCTGAATAGAATCTGTAAGCATCTTCTCTGATTTTCTTAACTTCACGCATGACAACTTCTTTCGCTTTGTTGACGGCTTCCTCAAAATCCTCTGTCCCAAGATCATAGTTATCAATGTTCAGTGCCTTGCTATTGAGAAACAGTGAATCTCCGCAACCAACATATTTGTGAATACTGATTCCTAAAGAATTGTTTTTTAGATTGAAAATACTTCCGGATTTAGGGTCTTCGTTATATTTAGCGTTACTTTTAAATTTCATTTTTCATCCTCATTTTCTCACATAATTCAAAATATTCTTCCAATGTTTCTGGCAGTTTGATACAATCTGGCTCATAAGGTTTTGGATATTCAGTATGTCCACACCTTGTACATTTGATTTGTGGCGGAAACTCTCTACTCCATTCCATATTTCCACCACATTTTCTGCAACGGATGTATCTCTCTACTTTCTTTGGCTTCGTTTTGAAAAATGAAGTGTAATTATTATTTTTCATTTTTATCCTCACTTTCCCCATGTAAGTAGCTGACACGCTATTGTGCAGTCTTTTCTACGAATATATCTTTTATTTCCACTCCGAAAAAATCAGCAAGTTTTTGTGCGTTAACCACTGATGGAGTTCTCTTTTCTCTTTCCCAATAGCTCACCAAAGACTGCGGCACTCCTATTACGTCCGCTAATTCTTTTTGAGACATACTACCTGTTTTCCTCAGAGTACGAATTCTATTCATTTAATTCACCTCCCTGTTAAACTCCCATCTTCTTAACCAGATTCTTATTCATCTCGTCAAATCTCACATCTGTGTTCTCCTCAATGTCCTGTATCATGCTCAGAACACTCATTTCACCCTCATTTGCCATTTCAACGTATTCATTGGCAGTTCTTATCACATCAAGCAAACGCTTCGTAGAAAATCCATATAAACGTCTCAGAGCCATCATCGTTGTGACAGTGTTGATCGTGTTGCTCCAATCCTCGCCAACGGTAAAACCATCTTCATAGGCTTTCTGCTCCATGTCTTTAAGCTGACTCTGGGCAGTTCTGCATAGCCCGCCCGAATGCCTGGCCGCCTGATTAGGAGTCTGAACAGGAAATCTGGTCTTTTTCTTGACTTTTAACTTGCTACTCATTTTTCTTTCACCTTTCTGAACTTGTATCCTGTCACTCGGTACGCTCGTGGTGCGCCGGGGTTGTCTGTCGCAAGTAAGCCACTTTCCAGTAATTCACCGAAATGATTCTGTACGGTATGGTTAGATATACTCAGCCATGCTGCAATTTCTGGAATGCTTGGCGGATAATCATGTTCTTTCAAGTATCTTATGATGTACAGATATATGTCTTTCCTTATCTGGATACCCTCATAGTACTTTCTTGCTGTGTTATATGGCATTTCTATCACGCTCCTTTCTGTGAGTATCATCAGCCCATTTGACAAAAGCCATTGTTAGATAGTCAACCAGACTATCTGGATACACTTCGCGAAGCTCATTTGCTCTTTCTGTCAATGCATGCCAGTATTCGTCGTTGTCCTCAATTCCATAAAATTCTTTTATTGTCTTCCAAAACTCTGACATGAACTTATGCATGATTGGAATATCTTTAGCTTCTACTTTCAATCCCCCACATCCTTTTGTATACAATATGCTGTACGCTGTATACGCTCTATTATTTTTTAAAAAAATTATTTATATTATATATAATAGGTGTATAATATAAGTAACCGATAGTAACCGAAACGTAACCGTTCAAAAATCCGCAAACCCTTGATTTTACTGCATGGTAACCGAGTAACCGAGTAACCCTGACTTTCTCATATAGGGGAACTTTTATACTCAATATGTGCATATAAATACTCAAATATATATATGCAGAATCAAAGGTTACCTAGGTTACTCGGTTACCTTTTGAACGAATTGTTTATTAATCAAACACAATATCGTCTGTAATTTCAAAATCATCATTGCAATTCACGAATCCTTTTGGAATTTCATCTACAATTTTCAAGAACACACATTTGGTGACGATTCCGTCCAACTTCTTCGCTTTGGTCGGATAACCTCTGCTGTCGGTTTCCACAAGCCCCTTCTTAACAGCCCATGATAGAAATGCCTTTCTGGAGAATTTCCCAATTTTGCACAAATCGTCAAACGCTGCGCTATAGATTATTGCAGTTGACGTCTTTTCTACCGGATCATTGTCAATAACTCCCCATCTTTCTGTCTTAACATCCGGGTTATCATCAAACTTGATTCCATTCATAGCAATCTTATCAACCACGAACCAGTAAGCACGTTCGTTTTCAGATACCATTTCCTTCTCTGTCAGAAGACCCTTTGCAGTTTCAATGTCAATGTACTGGCCATCATGGAATAGCTGATCTGTTACGATTTTATCTGCTGTCAGAATGATACTCATAGATATACTTTGTTTTTGCATCTTATCATCGTCCTGTATAAGCCCCTGATAGTGCTTTTGCAGGGCTTTTATATCATCAATGGACATTTTCTTGACTGCGTTCACAAAATCGATTCCTGCATATCCGTAGTTCTTTTTAAGGGTATCTGCGGTAAGCTGTGGATCATCAAATATCTTTTCAGAACACTCAACCTCAATAATTCGGTTGATAGCTCCACCTTGGCTGACATATCCGGCAAGCGGTCGTTCACCATTGGTCAGAATGCAGTTCTGCCAGCGGTTCTCCCGGTTGACTCCCAATTCCTTATTGGAACGGCTCTTTCCTTTACCGGAACACAAGTCGTACACTATGCCCTCAAAGTTATCCCTGATCTTGGCAGATACCTTGGAAGTATCATCCAGAATTAGCGGAAGATTGTTGAGCATATCAGATTTTGCTTCCAGGGCTACATCCGTTGTCTTGAAGTCTCCTATGTATCGTGATTCCCCTGGATTCGCCCAGACAGAAGCTCCCAACATAAGCGTCACAGTCTTGCCACCCTCAGTTTCTCCCCAGAGGTCTACAAAAAATGGAAGGGCGCCAACAAGCTTAATCAGAATACTAGCGAAGCTTGCAGCCAACATGATTTTCGGTTCTATTCTTCCAGTAGCACGAACCTTCTTCACGTGTTCATACCATTCTGTTCTGCTGCCACCTACGCTGATACTTTCTTGCAGTTGTCGGAACCTCATATCTCCATCGAACACAATATCTTTGTCATAGGGAAGAAAATAATCCCTGATCCACCCAATTTTACTGGAGGAATACTGAATGTTGATATAATCGTCATTTGCATTCTCAACATCTGACAGATACCGTACAAGAAACTTCGCATTCTCAGAAGTCACTGAAATTCCAAGTGCAGACAAGCCAACGATTTTAGTAGATGATGCAACCATGGTTTTTGGCACAATAACCTCGGACCATTTATTATTCCTCTTATAGATTAGCTTTATCTGTTCTTCTCCGGTCTCCAGATTCTTCATTCGTTCAATTGGAAGAATAGGATGATAACAGGCTATAATGTCCGGCGATCCTGGATTTGTGTTTGAAATTCTAATTCCATCATCGTCCGCTATCCAGTTAAGACATTTCATCCTGTCATATTCGCAATCAGAGAAATTAGTCCACTGGTCCAGCATAGACAACGTCCTGTTACTTTTCTCTTTCTCAATCATCTGCTTCTGCACTTTCGTGTATGCTTTCAGCAAATCTTCGAATTTTTTCTTTACGCCAAGCTCTTTGGCTCTGTCCAGAAGAGTCAGTGTAAGACGTGCCTTGTATATTTCGTCTTCCTGACTGAATATCTCGTCAAACACTTCTTCGTCCAGAATAGAATCCTTCGTGAGCTTGTTTATCATTTCCACTTTTAATCACCTTCTTCCAGTCCTGTAATAAATCCATGGTGATATAGTGCAAGTTGCAACCTGTTCCACGCTTCACACCATCCGTCAGACAACGGTTTCACCCTGTCAAGGACAGCCCGGTAGAAATCTATATCAGACAAACATTCTTGCAACTCAGCCTTTTTCTTCTGTTCTTCCTTCTGCCGCATTTCCATCTGCTTCTGATGGTGATATATTGCCATTCTGGAAGAGAAATCTGGTTTCTGGTAACTTCCCCCAAGTATGGTAAAAGCTGTCTTAAAATCGCAATTATCCATATTCTGGACGAATGTAAATATGTCACCTGTTGCACCACAGCCGAAACAATAATAGCTGTCTTTGTAGATTTTCATGGATGCGGTACGGTCACCGTTATGAAAGGGACACTGTATAAATCCTGCTCTGTTCGGCTTTAGTCCATATCTGGAAAGAATCTCGGACATTTTCATTGATTGCTTAATTTCATCTTTTGTCATACAATTTCATCTGCTTCATATTCATCGAAATCAGGCACGTCGTACCATGCACCGGTTTTCAGATAATCTTTGTATCTTGCGTTATTAATTGCTTTTTCAGGAGATACTGCAACAGTCATTCTACTATTTCCGTATGGATCTGTTACAACATACTGCCTTTTAGCTTTGTTTACTTTTGGCATTTTCGCTCTCCAATAACTCCACAATTTTTTTACCAGTCTCTTCTTTCGTGCAGAATTCAAATCGGACTCCGTATCTATCTCTGATTGTGCAAAGAGATTTGTATAGTTGACAGCCATCAATAGCCTTGTCAGATATCACAGTTTTTACTTTTTTGCCGTTTATCGTCCTCCAGATAACTTTATGTTTTCGGGGATTCTCCCAGAAATATACATCACCAACTGATTTAATATCTGGTCCATGCTCGCATAGGATAATCAGCTGAATACCTGCTTCACGCGCTCTGATAAGCTCTGCTTTGAATCTTTCATGCTGCTGGCAGACATTTCCGCATAACTCTTGTAAATCTTTTTTACGGTCAATACAGAGTTTTGCATTGTCCAATGATTGATAATCACCGCAATACAATTTAGAGCGAAAATACTGCACTCCAAGGCTATCAAACTGATTCTGAATCCGTTCCCATTCTGATTTATGTTCCCTTGTGTCCACTTGTATAACCATTAAAAAACACATCCTTTTAATTAAACGGGAGTTCTTCATCAATTCCATCTGGAATACTCATAAAGTCCGTACCTGCCGGATTCGATCCCATGATAGCTTCTTCTTTCAGATGATCGTCATAGGATTTTGTGGTACGCTCTTCTGGGATATCTGCATCCTTAATTCCCTCAATACTTCGGAACCATGCAAGCTTGTGACGTTTTACTTCTTTGTTGTCGTACCAGTCTTTCTCCAGACGGAAGATGCCGCCAATCAACTTGCCTTTGAACTGCTGCCCGAAGTTATCACCCCACTTAACAGCAAATCCCGGATTCGACTTTTCTACACATGTGATAAATGTTTTAAGGTTACGGACACCGTAATCTACGCTTTCGTCAATAACCATATAGTTAGTACCGGCATTCGGATATTTCTTGTCTGGACGAATATCATTTTCGAACTGCTTCATAAAGTACCCGGCCTGCTCGTCTCCTTCTGCGAAATCAAACAAGATAACGAGCATATCAAGCCCGCCCTGGGATTTTTTCTCTGATACCTGCTTAATTACCATTTTGTGTCCGCCAAGAGCAATCGGTTCAAATTCTCCTGCTGCCTGTGTAGCGTCATAATTCTGTGGTTTTAACATTTTGATTCCTCCTCAAAACAAATTATTTTTTCAATGCAATCTGACGGAACGATTTCTTTATTATCGCAAAATACGATTGTCGTTCCATTATTGTCTGCTTTTACAATGTTGATAAGTGACGAATTATACGTATCACCCATAAATGCCGGGAGATAAAACAAATGACATTCTCTTACGTCTCCATATTTTTTCAGCACATAGTGAACGGAATTATTAATTTTTGAAAATATAGAGCTTAAATTTGAATAGCTTTTTGGTTCGACTTTAATCAAATGATCAAAAGAACATTCACCTTTGTATTCATCGATGATAGTATTTAATTCTATTGCGTATTTAAAACAATAGTTAGTTACTTCCACCATCTTCAATTCCTCCTAATTCATAGTAGTCTCTGATAACCTTATCCACCTCTGCAAGGTCATTATCAATAGTTAAACTGTCAAACATCCCGATCGGGGACTTGCTTACTGCTCCCTGACTGGACTGGGTGACAAATAAGTGTTTTCCACTTTCTTCAATGCAGCGGAGAACGATGGTAAACATGCCCTCGATGCAAACTTTTTCGTCTAGAAGCTTACCAATTGTCTTGGGCTTTACTTCCCCGGAATCATCTTTTTCTTCATGCATCATAAGGTAAACAATTTTATTCTGCGGTACTTTTGTTACAATGAACTGGATAAGATTCCAGAAATAGTCTCCAATATCATTGTACAGAGCGAACACTGCATTGCCTTTTCCGGCAGAAGCGTGTCCTTTCATGAAATGATTCGTGATAAGATATCCTGCATCATCAATTACAATTGACTCCGCTTTTGATGCGATCAGGCACTTCATTACCTGCTGGTAATCATCTGTAAACCATCCATCAATCTTTCCTTTGAACGGAAGCGGTTTATTCAATACTCTAATAAGATTCCAGTGTTCATTCTGGCAGTTTCTAAGACTGGTACTCTTGCCAGAACCAGATTTTCCAATAATTAATACGGGCGTTGCCATTGCTATTCCTCCTTGTCATAAACCACATGCTTGCTGCCCTCAATAATCAGCAAGCTCGCAATATCTTTCATTGATAAGGTTGATTCGTTATAAATTTCAACCAGTGCGTTGTATGCGTCTGGCGAAACTTTCACGACGGGGTTATCCTTATCAGTTGCCGGCTGCTTCTTTCTTGCTGGAATACGGATTTCAAATTCACTCACTGTTGCATTCCTCCTTATATACTTTCTGAGCCGTTAAAAGCCCATTTAGAGCTTGTACGTAGCTTGCCAATGTTCTTGCTTTATACTGCTCCTCAATTGGATTATCTGGAACAAGTGCAAGCTGAACATCAATCAGTCTCAAGATTTCCTGTATCCTCTCGTTCATAGACTGGCTCCTTTAACTGCTTAAAAAAACAATAGATTGCGTCTGACTTATCTCCCATGCCCGGAACCGTCTTGCCGTTCTGAATGGAATCAGCGGCATGATACTCAAGATGGTCGATAAACATATCTGAATTCTCCCAGTCAACAATAGGAGCATTTCGTCTGTTCAGTTCCTCTAGCAAGATATTTACTGCAAGAACCATATTCCATTTTGGAAGAAGTCTTAGTTCTTCGAGATTCATAACGGACACCTCCCATTGATAAGCAGCTCCAGAAGACATTTCTTTGCATTTTCATAATTCTGAGATTCGGACTCAAGGTCGTAAAACTGGCACAATGAAAAATGCTTTACGATCTCCCCTGCATCATTAAATACATAAATATAAACTCTGGATATGTCGTTATACGCCGTATAGTCAAAATTCACATGCGCCGTTGTTTCACTTGAAACTCTCAGACACAAATCAAATATTTCTCTGATTTTCTCTTCGTTCATAATTTCCTCCTTGTATTGACTTTTGGTTTCTTTCCTTCTACAATGGAGAAGAAATATATTGTCTTGGATCCTTATTTGAGTTGCAGCTCTGAGGATCCTTTTTTAGTTGGCATGTCTAGCATGTCCATTCTTTCCACGTCCTTGCTATGTACACAGCTCCGATCAGTCCCAACGCTCCCATGATCTGGTCACGACTGTTGTCCCAGGTCCAGAACGGAAGATACGTTGCTATCCCTCCAATCAGAATGGAGTCTATCCAATCTTTCATGTCAAAGCCTCCAATATTTCCTCGTTAGGGAAGTTCAATCGAATAAAAATATGCCGCAGTTCCGGATACGTGAATGTTTCCGGCTTATTTCGCTTTTTACGGAAAGTGTTTTCTGCCATTCCGGTAATTGCTGCCATCTGTGCATCACTTACTCGCTCGGCCTCCATCCTTTTTGCAATATTGCCTTTTAAAAGGATGTATTTCTTTTGCTCTGTGGTATATCTGATTGCCACAGTCTTTCCTCCTTTCTTACTTAATAAACATCCATGCAGCGTTTGAAAAAATTAATGCAATCATGGTTACAATCCATGCACAGAACCATTTGTGAGTCTGCTTTTTTGCCTCTCTTACAACTTCAACTGCATAGAAAGTTTCGAACTCTTCAAAATTTGTCACTTTTTTATCCTCGGTTTTCTTCATAAAAAATCCTCCTGTTCTCTTGCGAAATACAGGAAGAAATGATATGATTATCCTGTAATCCGCTAGCGTGATTAGTGGTTTACAGCTCCGAGGCGAGAGGTTTCAGCTCTCCTTCGGAGCACTTTATTTTTCAAAATGTTTTTCCATAAGGTCAGCAATCATTAGATACTCTTCTGCAATTTTCCCTTTTCTTGTATTTTTAACCTGTTCACGGAATTCCGGAATAGTCCCAAAGAAGCATCCGCATGCAACTCTGACCTTTTTATCTTTGCATCTAAAAAACGTAGTGGTACGGAATTGAGTACCAAATCCATGAATAGTTGTGTAATCTGCATTGCCGTACACCTCTGCAT